CATTCTCGTAAGATGAGATGTCACCATATTGTTTGTGGTCTTTGTAACCTACCATGCGACCCTTCGTATTTTGAAGGGCAGACATGAAGACTACGAAAAAGAATACTGCTGGCGCACCGACAAGCAGTGCTCCTCCGATCACATAATAAGTCAGAATTTCAAGTAGAGAGTTTTCCATCAGTAGGTTTCTGAAAGTTGTTCCACAGTATAACCGAGCAGACAGAAAAAAGCAACTGTCGTGACGGTGAAAATGATTTCAGTCATCAGAATCCGAAGACACCAAAGAAAAATACGCTACCACTGAAAGCATAAGAGACAACAGCAGCAACAAATCCAAGCATAGCAGTGCGTCCATTTAGTTTCTCTGCTTTTTCAGCGTATGTCTCGTAACCGTAACGTTCTGCGTCAGTCTGAGAGATATACATTTGTGGTTCTCTGGCGAACATGTTTGTACGTCCACCGTCTTCAGTTGTTACAGTCATGATACACTCCGTAATGTTTCTTTACATAGTATATAGTAAGTCAGAGCTTATGTCAAGCATAAAGTGTGCCATTTTGAACAGTGGCACACCGCTAAATAAAATATATACCGCTTTGGTAAATCGTATGAAAAGGTTTTTACCTATCATAATGTTATTGATGACTGCACCAGCAGCAAATGCAGGTGCCCTTTCTCATAAATTATCTTCCAGTGTTCAGTTGACCGTTGATGCTGCTGCTACTAACGTCACAAGACTGGGTAGTACATTTTCAGTTTCGGGAAGTGGTGTAGATACTACTGACGGAACCACAGCTAATACAGTATCTGTTGGCACGATTACGTCTGGAGTATATTCTCCTGGTACAATTGCTGCCACTCAGGATAATCCTGGTAGTGCTTTTAGTTTCTCTCAGTCATACACACAGGCTGATGCAATCCCAACTAGTGCAGTCACTGTTGGTGATGTAGCAAACTTCGGCAACATTACATCTACAACTGCAGGAGTTGCTGGTTCTCTAGCTGGTACTCTCTCTACTGCTGGTGCAATTACTTTGACGGCTGGTGGAGCTGGTACGAATGCTACTGGACAGTTTGTAAGTGAGCTCACAATCCTACACTAAATATAATGGGGATTAGAGATCATGATTTCTGGAAGGATAACACTCTGGTATGTCCTAAGTGTGGTGGTTGCAAGTGTCATACCTGCGACTGCCCTGGCGGTCCCCGTGGTCCCAAACTTCAGCCAGGGATCAATGACGAGCCACACGGAGACAACCTCCAAAGTGACTGAAACGATTAACTCTATAGATTATGCAACAGGATGGCAATATTCAGTATCGGGAACAAATGTAACGAACGGGGGACAATCCCTCAGTCCGAACCCAACGACAAACTCAGTGATAGTGAATCCATTAGGAGGAACAGAGGGGCAAGTAACAAGCGCCAACTCTGGTCTAAATTTAAATGGACAGAGTTTCACAATCGCAGAACCAGGAGCAGCATTTCAGTTCACTCAGACCTACATGGGACCAGGAGTGACAAATCAAACTGTGATTCAAAGAACAACAGAGGTTACCAGCGTAACCGACACCACAAGTATCTTTACCCAGTAGTACTATGTCTAACTCAACTTGCGACTGTCCCTGCCACACTGGCGGCAGATGTAGGGGGTGTAAGTGCAACAGCAAATCCGATAGCTAATAGTTCAGGCTCAGTTACGAACCAAGCTATTCAGGTTTTACAAGGACCATACATCACTAACCAATATGGTGGTGGTATTGCATGTCAAGGACCTACTGCTAACATAACACCATTCATTACTCATGCTCGTAATGAGAAGGATCCATTTGAGACACACTACATGGAACCTCAATACGATAACAGAGACTTTGAAGGTCAACTAGTAGAAGTTCAAAAGAATGTGAAGAACTGGCCATGGGAATCTTGGTATGATGATAGAACATATACCAACTCAGATGGTGAAACTGTTCGTGCCTTTGAAGATGGTCAAGATATGACTATCACCACCATGGAAATGATGGGTGATGGTGTACCCGATAATCCAGGTCATGAACTATGGAGAAAACCAGTAAGAACTGGAGACACTAGAAACTATAGCACAAGCATTGGATTGTCTGCAACACTTTCTTTCCCACTTGATGGTGGAATGCAAGAACGTTGTAAGCAAGCAGCAGATACTCAGATCCAAATGCAACAACAAATGATTGCTAATAAAAGATTAGATTTTGAGATTGCGAGACTTAAAAATTGTGGTCAGTTGATGCAAGCAGGTATCAGTTTCCACCCACGTAGCCCATATTTTAAAATATGTGCAGACGTTGTAGTTAACAATGTTAATACCGTCAAGCAACATCGTCACTCTATCCCTTCGGTTTCAGTGCCGAACGTAAGATCTTTATCGCCCGGTTCCGGTCCCGTTGCTCCGCCTTCCTCTCAGCAGCAGACAACACAGGGGGCTTCTTACCCCGTAAGGCAGCAATCTTCTTCACAACCTTCTTCGTCACAGGTTTCACCACTTTTAACAAAAGATCAGCAAGAGGCTTTGCGAGCAGTGCAGAGGTCGTCGCAACTACAGCAATTGAGGCGGTAACAGTTATCATACCTGCTGAAGGTATGTTCTGGACAATCTGATCAGGTATTGTAAGGTTCTCAAATACGGGGAGACATTCTTTTCCTACTGTCTCATACCCAGTAATCTTTTTATTACCCTCTAGGATCTTTCCTACAGGGTTTTTTAATTCTTGTGCTCTACTCGGACACTCTGCTAATGCAGCATCAGTCTTAGGAGGTGTTGGTGCTTCAGGAGTTGGTGGTGGTTTTGCTTCTGGTGCTTTATATGGTGGTGGGGGTGGAGACTTTGTAGTTACTTCTAGTCTGTTTGGATCATAATCTATTGGATTAAAACTAGGTGTTCCTGCATCACAGAATGTCCGGACACCATCCTTGTCTTCTTCTTTGAGTGTTTGATTCTCGCTACTATCCCTATGTGACTCAACACATCCAGGAATATTAACAATAGGAACACCCACCTGTGTAGTCACGGGTGGGTAAATTGGAATTGCCTGTGGAGGATTAGTCATCCAATCAGGCATTACATTAATATTTACATCGCGAATATCACCAATACTAATACTATTATCAGGTATATTAATGTTAGGTATGTCCATCAGCAATCATTAAATACACTACCAACTGTAGAACCAAGTGAGGATCCTGCCTTTTGTCCTAGTAGAAGTGCCCATCCACCTGCTAACCATCCAACGTAAGGGATGCCAACAGCAGCAGGAACAGCAACACCAGCAGCGATAGCACTACCTGCCATTGCACCTTGACTCCGTGCGCCAGCGTCCGCCACTAAACACTCTTCTTCTTTTGCAGTCAACTTTCCCTCGTTGTCTCCTCCAACACCTCCCATATTTCTGGTGCCTTCCATAGTGAATTGATCGCTACGATACTCACGACGGTTCTCATATTTCTTACCACCAAAGAATCCACTTTGATTTTTTTGAAGGTCTAAGGATCTATCGGACTGTAGAACTTTAGGATCGTTTGCACGATACTCAATTTCATATCCATCCTTACCTGCTTTAATAGTATAAGATGAGTAAGGACCACGAGGGATATTGATTGTGGGTACGTTTGGAACTTGTGGTTCTTCTGGTCTATGGATTACATAACCCAACAAACCAACATGTGCTAAAGCAAAGATCCCACCTAGTGTCAGTGCAATACCTTTGACTGGTGACTTATTCGGTGCCCCAACTTTTTCAGTTCCATCTACTCTAAATGTTTCGTTAGTCATAGTTAGAATGGCAAAGAAGGAATAGCAGCACCACCAGTGGCAGCAGAACCACCGACAACACCTCCAGTAGCACCAGGGAGTTCTGGCATTGCAGAGTCCATCATTCCAGGAAGAGCACCAGAGATTGCTTCGCCAGCAGCTGCTGCAACTTGGGACTTGATGTTCTCAACAATAGAATCTTTATTGAGATATACTGCGGCACCACCGCCGACAATACCTGCAGTTCCTACAAATGATAGTACTGCTAAAACGTTAATTACTTTTTGCATTTTATTCTCCGTTACATTTTATATTTTTCATCAGTAGAAATTTTGATTGGTGCCTGCTCAATACGAATAGTTTGTGTAGGTGCAGTCTGTGCTGCCTTTTCAATCAATATTTCCATCTGTTCTTTAGTGATACCACCACCATTACCACCACCTTCTCCCGCTTTCTTTGCTGCCTGGACACCAAAAGTAGCTAAAACTCCCGTGAAAACGCTGGCTATGAAAGTCGGATCTAGTTTCTGCTCGGGGACACCGAGTGCAGGGGGTAGTTTAATATAAGCGAGCGTGAGTATTCCGCCAGACCAAACAAGGATGCCGAGCCTAACAAAAGTAGACAAAATAGCAAGCTGTTCTTCTTTGTCATCTGCTGCCTCTTTAATTTTACCTAGAAGACCTTTCTTTTTAGGTTCATCTTTTTTGACTTCTTCTGGCATGAGCACACAACGAGGCTCTTCTATTTATTGTTTATAAAGTCCATTAACTCTTGGATAGAGTTGCCTATTTTGGTTAGCATTGTTATCTTCTCTGTCTGTACGGCGTCTACTATTCAATGTAGATTGTTTAAACCCAGAAATATATCCAGTAGTTAGTCTTGGATTGCTACAAAATATTTCTCGGTTAGGACTACCTTTTGAACAAGTGTAATCATCATATCCACCTTGCTGTCCTATATTACTTGCAGCATTTATAACAATACTTCCTTCCATATTACTATGATTACCGCACTGATACTTAACTGTCTGTCCAGAGTATGTACTTCCTGGTGTCCAAGTAACTTGAGTGGCATTGTTAGCAAATCCTTGACCAGTTACACCAGGAATGTTATTACCGCTTGAATCTCTAATGTAAAGAGGGTGAGTCCAAGATGATCCAGCAGTTAAATTAATAGTTCCTTGCATACCAGGGTGAGCACCACACTGATACTTGTATGTTCCAGGTGAATATCCAGTTGTGTCCCATAGAATTTGGTCCCCTTGAGAATTAGATCCCTGACCAGTGACCCCTGTTGTAAGATTATTTCCACTACTATCTCTAAGATATATTGGGTGACTAGTCATGTTTGCAGACAACTCCATATCAAAGTTGTCACCTACGGTAAGGTTTATGGTAGGGTTCCAACTCTGAGATCCATTAGTATCAGTCATTTGATAACCATTACCAGTTTGCCCAGCATCTACCTGATAGTAAACATATCCACCAGCAGAAGGAAGAGTGATAATCAAAGTATCGTTAGGATCAATAGTTATAGTCGGATCAAGTCCATTAATACTACCATTGGCATCTGTTCCAGTTAAGTAATAATCTTGAGTTGTAGTTTGAGCTCTATCAATATTAATGTTATAACTGTTACCAGTAGAACCAACAATATCAAAGTCCATCAAGTTATCACGAGAAAAATTTCTAATGAATTGAATTGCATCATCATTAGTAAATCTTTCTCTACCAGTAGCAGCACAAGCAAGGATACCACACACCTGAGGTGATGCCATACTAGTACCACTAATCGTTAGCATATTATCAACACCAGCAGAATATCCTGGTCTTGTAATAGGTCCCCTATTTTTATTGTAATTATTACTACCACCAATAGAAAGAATATTTGAACCAGGAGCAAAGACATCAATCCTCTCTCCGAAGTTTGTAAACGATGAGCGGCGATGATCGCTAGCAGTGTCAATTGAACCTACACAAATCACACCTTTTGCATGGGAAGGGGAGCTCCCTCTATGCATATTACGAATAAACCCACTTATCTTAATTTTATTATTATAATCTTGATGACCTTCACGGACACAATATGTATTTGAATTACCGGCAGCACCAATCATAACAATGCCTTCTTCAATAGCATCCACAATATCTAGATCTAGAGCTTCATATCTAGAAGGAAATCCATTTGCATTATATCTAATACCAAAGTCAGCTGCGATTCCGTCATTAGTCCACCCTGAAGGACCAGGACTACTAGCATTATAAGTCGTTCCTCGGTAAGTAACATACTCTACATCACCAGAATTCCAATCACCAGTCCAACTATATCCCCAACTGTTATTACATATAGTAGGGTTTCTTCTGCCCGTTACAGGATTGATCGGTTTAGTTCTATGAAACTCTCTTACATAATCAAAAATTCTCAGAGCTCCATGCGATCCTCCAAAAGTAAGCGCATAAATGTTTGCTTCTTTTGCCCACCCATAATACTTTCCGGCAACAGTACCTGTAACATGACATCCATGATCATGGGCACTACCAATAGGAACGTGTGGATAATTACCACCATAACCTACACTAGGATGTTCTGCATACCAATCGTACTGAACAAATCTACTTTGTCCTGGATTAATTGCTTCACTTTCCCATTCATCAGAATCAAATCCAACTGTACTATCAACAATAACTACATCAACATGACGACCATCATTAAAAATAGTTACATCTTTAGTTACCGTTCTTTGATTATACCCCCAAGCACCTTTCTGTCTATCAGCAATAGTTCCAGCTGAATGAAGATGTCCCCACTGACGATCATTTTGTTGAGCTACATTAGTAGTACCATACTTTGTAAAATCACCAACAATATCATACGGACTTTGATTAGTATATCCGTAGAGTACTGGTTCTAAACCTTCAATTTCATCTGGAGATAACTCACAAGCAATAACTCTCTCATCTTGAGAAACTAATTCAGATTCTTCTTCTGTTAATTTATAGTGTGTATTCCTACTAACTGATCTACGATCTACAAGTTCTACTGCTCTATCTGGAATGTATAG